CGGGCGTAAGACCCTCTTTGCGGAATATACGCCTGACCGTTGACCTCGATTTCGCCGAGATAGTTATTTCGCCTAAATCAATGTAGGTCGGCTCGGTATGCAGTTTATACTCAACCCTGTAAGTGACGCTCCAGCTTGAAATGCCACCGCCGCCACTCTGCTGGTATAAACCGTTGCCGAGCCTTAAATGAATCTCAAAAGCCTCAACATCCAAATCAACAGTGGTGTAAACGTGGGGATTATCTTTTGTGAGATTCACATTAACCGGATAAAGGTTATGCAGATCTTCGAAGTTAGGGATAATCCCCTGCGAGTTTGTCCCCGATTGATCGTAAACGACAACACCGCCGAAATTGGTTATTGGGTTATCATTTATCTCGATATCACCGAGAGATTCAATCTCACCTTCGCAGAGAGCGAGAAGGACATTCAAATAGTTTTTATCGCCGTCATCCCTTAAAAACTGATTGATAATATTTCCGCCGATTTTATGCTCACCGTAAACAACCGCTACCGGGACGCCTACCTCTTGAATGGTCTGAACACCGTCCCAGCCGTATGTGGGCGACCCTTCATCAATCCCGCCTGCGGGTCCGCTTCCGAGATTGAAATCCGGCATTCGAGGCTGGTTCATGTACTGGTAAATGGAATAACCCATCGACAGCACAAAAAACGTAAACAAAAACGGATGCGCCACTGCCACCGCCCAAACAGCGGAAACAATCGCAGAAATAACCGCCACAACCGGAGCATGCACCTCGGGAATTATGATAACCTCATCTTCATTCTCCAGTTTAGTATCGAGATCACTTCTCCGTTTTCCGGAAACAATGATACGCTTATCCTTATAATCAAATCCCGACTCATCAAGAAGAGAACGTAAAGACCTGCCCCTTGAAAAGACAAGTTCTTTTACCTGTGCGTCTTCCAATTTAAATGGATTGTCTATATTCCGTATTACTACCATGACCTACCCCTTAACCTGTAAAACCCTTCAATCTTATTATTCCAGCTCTCATCATCAAGCCGTGAAACCACAACACCCTGACGGCAACAGTGGATAAACTTTCTGTTTCTGAACACAACGCCCGCATGATTGGCAATGCCCCGTGAATTCAAAAACAGCACGCCATCGAGAATGTCAAGATCTGCAACTTTTTCCCAGTCGTTTCCGTAGTTCTCTGTGAAATAATCTTTGCCACGGAGTCCCCAGACCTTTCCGTATTCGAGGGTCTCAATATCGAACAGCTTGAAGCCGAGATCGGCGTACACCAGCTTCAAAAAACCCCAACAGTCAAGACCAGCCATCGTCCTACCCCTGTGCCTGTAGGGAATCCCGAGATATTTATCACCAATCAGCTTCTCTACATGATGTAAATCCGTCTCGTCGGTACCGAAGGAAAACCGCCGAACCGCTGGTAATTGCCCAGTTGTTTGCATCTCTGTTGTGTTTTGTCGCATGTTAATTCTGCTCCCGCATATCCGCATTCAGCGGATTTAAATTTCCACACACAGTAATTGCGTGCGTACCTGCGAGCCGGTAAGTCAATGCCCAGCACGTCAAACTTTCCAGTAAGCGTAAACTCGACATTGCTTTGATCGGCCGTGTAATTATCAATATAAAATACGTCATCAATATACGCATCGGGATCCGATAACTGATCCGCCCATACAGTGCGGATGATTATTTTCTTTCCACGGAAGTCGTACTGCTCGAGGTAAAGTTCTATCAGCCGTGATACGTTAGCAAGCGTGATCTTTACCTGATCGATCTGCCCCTGATTATTCTCGGCGACAAACTCGTGCTTAATAGGGAACTTCGTGTAAACTATGCCATCAAAAATCACATTCTCATCAAACCCGGTAAAGTTAAGATCATCAACACCGTTGTATTCTTTTAGAACGTAAAGAAATATCGGAGCATTTTCCTTTTTTGCTTTCTCGGCCTTAAATGTGGCGTTAACATTTCTCGGCATTACTTCACCTCAATCAAATCAAACTCAAAGTCATAAATCTCATGAGCCTTCATCATGAATTTAAAACTGTCGTCTGAGAATCTGACAGTGTACTCAACCGAATCGTTAAGGTTCGTCCATGTGAATGCCATAAACGCCCCGTATTTACTCTTAAAAAACTCCCGCACCGCCAGCATGTCCGCCTTCGTCTTGTTACTAAACCTCAACCGCCATTTGCGTAACGGAGCCGCCCATTTACGTCTGCGTTGTTCCGCCCCGCTCTCAAACTCTGATATGAGCGTCTTATACTCCAGCGTTTCCTCAAAAACAAAATCCGGCAAATACGTAAAATCACTCATGCGTAACTCCTGATCACTGACCGAATCTTGCCGTTGTTATAAATGTCGTCAGCGATTGCGTTCGACAACATCTTGCGATTACGCCATACGTCCTGTGCGTCCCAAGCCTGAATAACCTGATTGACGTTTATGGTAATCCCCTCACCTCGAATAGACTCGCCGTTATTGAGTGTCCGCAGGTTATCCGACCCTCCTATCGCCTGCATTCCCCTGCGGGAAAGCACGCCTTCGCCAGTCTGCGCTATAATAGGCACCTCATCGGGCGCAAGCCCGGAGTGAGCACGAATAAACGCCCTGTTTCGCCTCTGTACAGCTCCACCCTGATGAAACAAACTCGCCACCGGAACGCCAAAGATCGTGCCACCCGCACCGGCCATCGCCGTGAAAATCTTAATAAGCAACAGCTTCGCCAAGATGTTTGAGATCATCTGCAAAACAGCCCTGCCAAAATCAGCAAACACTTCCTTGACACTGCGAAGCTCTCCGGTAAACGTTTTGAAGAAAAATTCCGAGAAAGCGTTCTGCATGTTGTGCGCCGACTGCTTAGCGAACTCCTCCATGACGTTAAACTGTTTGCCCGCTTCCTCCGCTCCCTTACCGACCTCTTTCGCCACGTTCTTCAAAATCTCCGCTGTCTTATCTCCCGTATCCTTAACCTTAGCGAAAACAAGATCATACTGGGCGATCGCATCTTTTGCGCTTTCCTCAGCGGCGAGATTGAACGCCTGCCTCGCTTCCTCAAGCCCCTGCGTGAGGCCATCGACATTAAACTGGATCGTGTTTTCCTCTAATGACTGCGAGAACCGTTCTACCTCAGCCGCCGCTTGTCTATACGTCTCACCGACTGAACCGGGAAGTTTTCCCAAAAGTTCGTAGAATTTAATTAGCGGCACCATGAGCTTTTGAAAAAAATCAGTCCCAAACTCTAAAAGACCGTTAAGGGCATTAATAATTCCCTCAATGAACGCCTTCACAGCGCCAGCCCCATATTCGAGAATCGTGAAAACTCCAGCCACCAAATGATTGGCGAATCCTTGAAGGAACCCGAGCACTTGCCATAACATCTGCCCGGCTGACTCCATGAAATCGTTCCATTTGGATTTAAGCATCTGAACTCTTTCGTAGCTGGTCATCATCTCAAGGTTCACCGCCTCAAGATGTGATTTGCTTCTCTCTAAAATATGATTGGCGATCGCCTGCGCCATATGGTATTTCTCGACTTGCTCGGTTGTCTTTCCCGTAGCACGAGCGTAGGACTCCACAGCGTCTTTAAGCGACAACTGAAGTCCATACGACCTGCGCAAAGTGGTGACCAATCCTCCAGTGACTGCGCTTGATATGTTTTGAAACGCTTCTTCCGTGGTCGTTCCGAATATCCGTGCCTCAACCCGAGCCTGCCGCATGAGCGCCGTGACCTGATCCATATTCAATCCCTGCGCCATAAGAGCGGAAACCTTATCCGCCACGTTTGAGAAATTAACTGTTTCCTGCGACGCTTCGAGTAAAGCCTTCTTCATCTCTCGTGAGTTGATGCCAACACTCTCAGCCATGCGTTTGAAACTTTCCTCTATCTGCTGGGCTTTCGCTCCCATTTCCATGAGATCCCACGCCTTGCGAAGCGCCATGATGCTCGCCGTAATAGCGGCGGTGATGGCAAGCCAGTTCTGCTTCCAAGAATTAGAAAATCTCTGCAGACTGCCACGCACGCCCTCAAGACGTTTCGTCGCCTCGTCCCGCAACCGCAATATGATTGATAGCTCTTTATTCGTCATCGCTTAAACCGATTCCTTCTTTTTTCCCGATCAATCTCAATCGCCTGAAGCTCCTTCTCAATGACCTCAAAAGCGTCCAACATCTTCGCCGACTGATCTACCCAGCTCCCACTATTAGGCAGATATCCCTGCTTATAAAACTGAAATGCCCTTAAAAAATTCGCCGACTGTCTCGTGACGATTTTGAAAGGGCATCCTCGGTACTGCTCGCCGTATAGTTCCCAGACTTCCTGTCCGGGCACTTCATACTCGCATTGAATCTTTCTCCCA